TTTTTCTTCCAATTCTTACCATGCTTTTTCCGCAAACATATTTTTTTAATATTACTAAGTCAGATTCTTTAACATCAGACAAAGACATTCCAGAAGTATATTCATATAAAATTGTGCAATTTTCGGTAGGAGTTGGAATTATTCTTAATTGCTGATTTAAAAATTCAAAGTCAGTCGGAAAAAGCATCTCTAAACTTGATAATTTTTGAAAGAAAATATAGCTAAGTGCAGGGCTATCATACAATGTTGATAAATCTAGATTTGTATTAGAAAAATAAGTCGCAAAAGAATCAGGATTTAAATTATAATACGCTTTATCTATAAAGTAAACGTCTGTGACTATAACTTCAGGTATTGTATATAAATCTTGACCTGAAGTTATAGTCAAAGAAGCATATGCTTTTTTACGTTTAATAATAGACTTATCTAAGTATATAATTCCTTCTCTTATTGCTCTTATAATAAAACTGTCAGGCAATTCTGTTATATCAGGATCGCCACAATCTTCTTTTACTTCTTCTACAATTTCTAATATTGTATCATCCATTATATGATAGCCTCACTTTTTAAGACATAAATTTCTTTTTATTAATTGGTTTTTCTACCTTCTCTAAAACCTGAGTTACTATAGAAGGCTCACCATCTTTTTTCTCTACAAATTTTTTTGTGAGAAGTAAATATTTTTCTTCTTCTGGAGTTTCAATTACAATTGTAGAACCAGGATAAACAGTTCTCTGATCTCCTAATGTAGATCCTCCAAGATAAACTGTTTCAGAAGTTCTAGAAATGCACTGAAAACGTTTAGGTTTAGCTAACTTCTTTACCTCTTTTGTCTCTTCTATTACTGTCATAAAAATATCCTTTCTTTTAGAAGGTGGAGGGAATTTCCCTCCACCTAATTTAATTTATACTAATGTTACTGTTGCATAGAAATCTGCGCTTATAAGTTTTCTACCTGCTCTGGTCATCATAGCCTGTTCTGGTTTAAAAGAAATATTGTTTATAACAGGAGTGATAACTATCGGCTGATATTGTGCATATACATAACCTGTTCTTGCAAATCCTTCACCTTTGTGACCAACAAGGACTGTTCCAGAAGCAATCTGCTGATCTGCATATACTTTATAAGTATTTTTAACAGTTCCTATATAGTTAAGACCAGATACTAAAGTTCCACCTTCTTTGAAGTTGCCTTCGTATCTAACCATTGAAAGCTGATCCATTCTATCAAGTTCGTCAGCACCGACTACTATAAAGTTTGCCTGAACTCCACGTTTCTTGAATATTGCTGTAGAAGCTGTAGAAATAGACTTAGAAAGAAGAGTTGCGTCATATTCATTTCTACTGTAACCAGAAGAAACTCCAGGATAAGTTTTAGCCCAGTTTACGTTATGACCTACATTAGAAATAAGATCATTTATAATAACTCTATCTTCACCTGCGGCCATTTCAGCTATTGCCATTTTAGTAAGTTCGCCAGGCGCATCAAAATTATGGTATGCGGCTAGATCTTGTTGAAGTTCATAAGTCCATTCGTAGGCTAAACGTCTCTCTTCAACTGTTACAGTATCACTTGACATTTTAAGTTTTAATTTATTAGGTGTAGTCGCACCTTCAAAATCAAAATCCCAATCTAAAGTTACAACAGATCCAGTTGTAGGGGCTACAACAAGTTCAACTTTACCTATTGCATAGTCAGAACCTGCACCATCTGCATCAATAGCTACTTCTACACTGTCAACATAAGCTTTTGCGTTTTTTATAGGAACTCCGTAAGCTGTATAACATGGAGAAATAAATTCGTCATTAGAACTATTTATTGCACCTGTAGGTATTTCGCCTCTTGCACCAAGAGAATAGTAAGGATTAAATTTACCTCTACGAGTTGCTTCAGTAGTACCAGAAAATGCTGTAAGTCCATATCTCTGAACATCAAGCGGATCTTCTGCGGTAGTTGGATAAATTGTATTCTGATACATGAAATCCATGAAGAATATAAGTCCTACTGGAAGTGGAATAGGCTGAAAGCTTACAAGTTCTCTTGCTCTCTGCTGTGCTAACATTCTTCTTATAAGAGGAAATGCATAAGTATTATAAGCTACGACATCAGATGATGTAGATCCAGCTTCCTGAATCCAGTGCGCTTTTTCTTCCTCTGTAAGATTTGGAGTTAAGAGATTGAGTTTGTATTCGGGAAGTTCTGATCTAGAGAACTGAAGAGAATTGTCATAATAATTTTCAAGGCATATTCTATTCCAGTTATCTTTTACATTTTTAGTATATTTTTCCCATCTTTTTTTTCTTGCTGAATTTTCTAAGAGATAAGGTGCTAGTCTGTACATATCTCCATTCTGTACAAAACTTCTGTCGATTTTCAACATTTAAAAATTCCTCCTTTATATAATTAAAGTCCGTCTTCTCCGAAATTTGGTTCTTTACTTTCTACAATTTCTCCACCTAAATCGAGGTCTTCTTTATCTTCTGCTAAACCTCTTCCAGAAACTTCTTTTTTTATTTTTGCAGAAAGTATCTCCTCTATAAGAGTTTTAGTTGTTACTACTTTAGCTTTTACTTCTTCCGCATTTTTGCATTCAGCCAAAGTCTTTTTTAATTGTTCACTGAACTCGCTATCTTTTACTGCTTCTTCTATTGCTTCTTGTTTCTCTTTTTCTACTTTAGCAAGTTCTTCTTTTTCTTTATAAGTATTTAATTCTTCTGCGATTTTTTTATATTCTTCTGTCTCTTCTACTTTTATAGCTTCAGTAGTTACAGTTTTCACGTCTTCAGTTTTCTCTTCTTCTGTATCGGATATTGTTGATTCTACCAATTTTTTAAGAGTATCTTTAATCTCCTTAAAACTTTCATTATAGTTATACGGTTTAAATCCTTCCATTCTTACCATCATCTCTTTTACCATTTTTTCCCATAAATCAGGATATTTTGCTATAAAATCTTCCATTCCGATTTTCATTTCAGAAAGTGTTTTCTTTCCAAACTCAGCTTCAAGAGCTTCTACTAAATTTGGGTACTTTGCTTTAAGTTCCTCTAATGTCATATCTTCTCCTCCTTCTTCATTTTCAAATGTTTCTACTCTTCCATATTCATTAGAAGGTCTTTTTACAAAATCAATTCCCTCTAATTCAAATTCCACTACATCTTCGATCATTTTTCCATCTATCTCAATGTTTTCAACTTTACCTTTTCCGCATGTAGAGTTTCCAACATACACTCCAGAAACTACATAACCTTTTAGTTCTTTTCCATATTCATTAGGAAGAGTATGTCCTGAATACGAAAAAACTCCAGTTTCTTCATTAAAATTTAAAGATTTATATAGAAATGCTGTTCCTGTTAAATTAGCTTCGCCTGGTTTTGCATGATCTATTCTGCCTGTGATCTTACCTTCTTTTACATCATTCTGCTTCTGATCTACCCACTCTTTCATTTTATCATATCTGCGAGTGTTTTTATTTATAAATCCTTTTTTATAAAGTCCAGCAGATCCTTCTATTTTAAGTGGAGTATCACCAAAAGCTTTCCATAATTTCTTTTGATCTTCTGTTAAATACTCAATATTGTTTAAATCTTCTTGTAGATCAAAAGATACGGAAACACCATGTAATTTCTCAGTAAGAGTTTTAAATTTTCCCATTTATTCACCTACTTCCTCTTTAGTTGGTTCTTCGTCTAAAGACCAATTTATTAACATATTTAAATCTTTGATACTCTCTTTAAATTTTGGATTTTGTTTTAATTTTTTTAATTCTTTTTGTCTTCCTCCCGAAATTATTCCTTCTATTGAAGACGGTTCTACTGGAAATTTTTTACCGTTATTTGGAAGCCTTACATCAGCATTTGAAGAAGTCATAGAATACTCTTTTTCTTTTTCTAATTCTTTAGCATATCTCTCCTGACTTGCATTATATTCTTCCTCTTCCAAAGCAGTAATTCTTTTTATTTTTTCTTCAGAATACTCCATAATTTCTGAATAAATCCAATAATTAGGTATATTAGTTGATGCCTTTAATGTCTGACCTACTCCAGCTTTTAGTTGTTCAACCTGCCATTTTCTTAATTCATCAACAGTATTTAATTTCGGAAAAATAACTTTATATCCGTTTTTTATATTATCTTCTATTCTATCAGTATTCATTCCAGCTAAAGTTAAAGAAAAGTCTGCCATTTCTCTAACTCCATCTACCCCTATATACTGGCATCTTCTAACATTTCTAGCATATTGAACATCTTGTTCCGTTAAAACTGATTTTTGATTATCACTTCCAAATGGAGTATGGGATTTTGGTATCTTAAGACCTGCTAAAACACAATCTAAAACAAAAAGAATGTCAGCCATATAAACTTGACCGTAACCTTGTAAAACTTTTACATCAGATTTACTATCTTTAGTTACTGCTAAATGAATGTCTTCATCCATTGATAAAGGGTTAGAATTTAAGTTCATTTTTCCCGAAGCTGGATCTGTAACTCTTCTTTTCTTTGTCATTTGTTTTACAAGTTTTAAATATTCAAGTCTATCATCCATATTAAGACCTTCAGTATCTACATAATAGACATACCTTAATGGTGATCTTGATAGTCTGTGTATTACTAAACCGTCTTTCATCATTTCAAATCTTTTATAATCATCCATTACAGGCAGTAAATAAGAAACTCCGTATTTATAATTTCTATATTTTTTATTTCTAAAATGTACTATTTCCCAAGGTTTAAAATTTACTTTTGATCCATTATTAGCTGTTTGAATAAATTCTAATGTTTTTCCGAAAATATCTTCTCTTCTTTCCATTTGTGAGCCTGTAATGTTTTTTAATCTTCTGAAATTTAAATCTTCGTCTAAAACTATTTCTTCAAAATCATCTCCTAAATGGATAGCAGTTCTAAGAATTGAATACATTTCTTTGTTTAGATTTAATCCAGCTTTCATTTTCTCAATAGGTTTAAGAATTGCTTTATTCATAGAAGCAAATTTTACAATTTCTCCATCTTCACTTTGAGTAGCATTGTCGGCATACATATCTAAACAACTGGAGATTAATCCACTCTTTAAATCCATTTTCTCAAGTTCTGAGTATAACTTCTTTCTATTAGCAGGTGCTTTTAACATAGAGTCATAACTAGAAAAAGAAGTTACTTCATCTTCATCATTAAAAGAATTTGCAATTCTCTCTCTTGCCATTTTCTTATACATTTCAAAAGAAGTAATACCTCTTATTTCTGTACCTGTATCTAAAGTTAGAGGTTTCTTATTTAAAATTCTATTTATTTTGTCTATAATACCTTCTATTAAAAACATTAGTATTTTCTCTTTCTACTGTTATCCGATTTTTTATTTACATCTTTTCCGAGAACTTTACCTTTACCTGTATTTTTAAAATTATCAGAGGTTATACCTAATTTTTTCGATTGCATTAAAGCCTGTTTAAATCCATTATCTTTTTTATATTTGGTATATTTCATACCTGTAAGTCTTTCAAATTCCTGTGCTTCTTTCTTAGTAAGTCTATCAGCACCAAAGATAGTTTTTCTTTTTAAATCAGAAACTTTACCTTTTCTATCGTTTCTGCCTTTTCTATTTAATGAATTTAATGGTCTTCCCACTTTTCATTTCCTTTCCGAAAAAATTTAAAATTTAATTCTGGTAATTACAAACTACTTTTAAATTATTTTGTTTTCGGTATAAATCCCATTGAGTAAAATACATTTTAACGTTAGACAAATCACAATATTTTCCATATTCAGTAATTCTTCCGTAGCATAAAATTAATAAAGGTTTTAATTTCTCTTGCATATAATTAAAACCATTTACAAAATTTTTCGCGTAAGATTTTCTAACGCCTTGAACAGCAATTGCTATAATAGACTTCTCAGGCACACCTTCAAAAGAAAAATCATAAGTAGATTTATCATTCCATAATACCGTAGGAATTACTTTCACGCCTTCAGTTTCCCAAAATTTACCGCACCATCTGTTTTTATAAGTTTGAAAAATTTGGAGAGCTTTAGGAAATTCTGTATAAGAGGAAAATTCAGGAGTACATGCAAAATTAATTTTTTTAATTCTTGGTAATGTCTTTATAGGCATGTTCCATACTCCTTCAAACATCCAATCATATTGGAAAAAGTGTATGCAGTATTTCTTTTCATTTGGATCTGTTCTTTTAATTTTATCATAACACACTAATTCCTCTGGTAAGTTTTTTAAGTCATAGTAGCCTTTTAAGTCTGGAATACCATAATAATTTGAGGACTTAAATTTCATAAACGGTGTTTGACCTTTTTTATGTCCAAAACCGTATCTTTGCCATTCAATATCTATCTTCATGTTAATAATATATCATGTAGTAATTAAAAGATCAAGTGCTTATTTTTAATATTGACTTCTGTAGGTGGAAAATTTTAGAGGATTTCTTTTATATTGTAGGGTACTATCTACCATGCTATGGTTATCTTTTTTTCTTTTGGTAATAATGATTTTCTTTTTGCTTCTATAATTTTTAATTCTTCTGCATGTTTATATTTCATTTCTTTTTGCTCTTTTAATGATTGTCTTCTTTGTTCCCAAAAAGTACTATAAACAAATACTCTAGGATTAGAAGTTTCAAAATTTTCTGCGTAAAGGAGAATTGCAATTGGATCAATATGTTCCATTATAGCGTTATAACCAGGATCATTTTCTAAATTATGGTAAGGTCTATTTTTTCCTAACCGCATAGTTGCGACTACAGAATGTTTTATAATACCTCTAAAAGCGAAATTATAACTTTCTTTTCCTGCCGTTACAATTGAGGGAATTACTTTTATTCCTTCACTTTCCCAAAATGCACCACACCATCTATTACGATAAGTATTCCACATTTGAACTATTTTTGGATCATCTTGAAAAGTAGAAAACGTAGGAGAACAGACTATTTTAGATTTTTTGAGTATTTTTAAAGCTTCAAAGGGTCTATTCCATACTGTTTCAAACCTATAATCATCTATAAAAAAATGCGTACAGGTATTTGGTTTTGTTTTAAAATAATCAAACATCTGCATATCATCGGGAATAAAATCTGTCCCTATTATATAAGGAAATCCATATTCATCATCAGAATAAAATTTCCGAAAGCAATTTAAAGTGTCAATTGCCCCAGGCATACTTCTTATTGCTTTCGGAAATTTTAAATTACTCATTATAACTCTATATTTCCAATTCCTTTTACATCTATTTTAGTAAATCCAATAGTTTTAAGAAAATACATATCTTTATTCATCTGTTTAGACAAACGTTTTACATTTTTACCCTTCTTCAAGTTAATTTGTTTCATCGTCTTACTTAAAGATTCTTTTACCTTTTCAATCTGACTATTCTTTTGCTCAATAGATTTAAACTTTATCTTTCCGAAATTTAATTTATTTTCGGAAATAGTTTTATTTGCGGAAGAAATTATAGAATTACCATCTTTATTAGAAGTAGTAGACTGTTTATCTAAACCTAAAGCTTTAATTTTCTTTTGTGCTTTACGTTC